GAACGCCACGATCGCGTTCCACGTAGCTGCGAAAAAGTCGCTGATGGCCTGCCACGTCGCGTTCCACCAGTCGATCAGAGGCTGCAAGAACGTCATGATCGCGCTCACGAGCAGGACGACTGTGCTCACCACGATCGTCATGATGAGGTTCCATACCCACTGCACCACCGTCACGATCCCGTTCCAGATCGCTACGAACGGCGCTGCTATCGCCTGGAAGATGCCGACGATAACGCTCGCCACTCCCTGGATGAACCCGACCACCGCGTTGAATCCGGCCATCCATGGCTGCACGATGTACGTGTTCACCCACTTGCCGATGGCGCTAAAAACGGTCCCCAGGAACGACATCACGTTGTTCCACACGGACACTATGAAGTCGCCTACGTTCTTCACCACGGCCACCACGTCGTTCCAGTGCGTGATGAGCACCACGATGATCGCGATGACCGCCGCGATCGCCAGCACGATCAGGCCGATGGGGTTCGCGTCCATCGCCGCGTTCCACGCCCACTGCGCTGCCGTCGCCACTCCGGCGGCTGCGGCTCCGGCCAGCGTCGCCACCTTCGCCGCAACGTTCGCCGCTGTGCTCGACTCGGTGGCCGTCGTTGCCAGCGCCGTCTTCAGCGCCATGCCCTCCTGCGCGGCCTGGAATCCGACGCTCGCCGCCGTCGCCACCTTCGTCGCCGCGCTCCACGCCGTCTGCACCGCCTTCACCGCGGTCATCGTCGTCTGGTAGCCCTTCACCGCCACCACGACGCCGGCCACCACCCCGCCCAGCGTGACCAGCGCGCCCGCGTTGTCCGCAATGAAGTTGCTCAGCCCCGCGATCACCGGCGTAAGCACCTGGATCGCCGTCGTCAGCGCTCCGATCAGCGCCGGTGCCGCTCCGGCGAATGCCGTCGCCAGCACCGCCTCCACGTTCGTCAGCGCCGCCGCTAGTGGTGGGATCACCGTCTGCGCCATCTGCCCCAGCGCTCCGGCCAGCGTCTCGATCGGTCCCTGCAACGTCGGCAGAATCTGGCCGAGGATCGTGAACGCCACCGTCAGCGGGCTCGTCAACGGCGCGAGCACCGCGAAGATGCCCCGCAGGTTGTCGAACAGCTGCGCCAGCGGTCCTCCGGCTGCCGTGGCTCCGCTCAGCAGGCTCGGCACCTGGCTCAGCCAGTTGAGGAACGTCTGCATCCCCTGGCTGTTGGCCAGCTTGCTTGTCAGGTCCTCCAGCACCCCTCCGGCCGCGTCAAGCGCCGGGATCAGCCCGCTGTTGATCGCCTTCGGGATTATGTCCTGGAACGGCGTCAGCGCGCTCGCTCCCATTCGCGCGAACCCGCTCCGCAGGTTGTCCAGGCTGCCCGTGATCGTTCCGCCCGCGCTCTGCGCCGCCCCGGCCATTGCCGAGAAGCTGCCCGCGGCTCCGGTGCTCCCCTTCTCGATCCCGTCCATCAGAATCTGCGTGGCCTGGCTCGCCGGGATCAGCCCCTGGCTAATCATGTCCTGCGCCTGCTCCGTGGTGACGCCGAGCGCGTTCGCCACCAGCCCCACCGCGTTCACGCCTGTCGTGGCGAAGCTGTCCAGAATGTCTCCAGTCAGCTTGCCCGTGCTCTGGAGCTTGCTGAACGCGTACGTCAGCTGATCCACGCCCTGGCTGCCGGTGCCGCTCGCCGCCGCGGCGTCCGCGATCGCCTTTAGGATGCTCGGCACCGTCTCGGCCTTCGTGCCGAACGCGATCAGCTGCTGCGTCGCCTGTGCGAACTGCGGGAACGCGAACGGCGTCCCCTGCACCACCGCCAGCGCCTTGCTCGTCAGGTCCGCCGCCTGCGCGCTGTCCCCCAGCATCGTCGTCAGCGCCTTCGTCGCGTCCTGGATCGCGCCCAGCCGGTCGAGCCCGGCCTTCACGGCGCTCGCCCCGACGATCCCCCCGACCACGCCCGCCGCCGCGCTCGCGACGGCCGTCACTTTGCCGATCCCCCCGACCATGCTGCTCCAGGCGCTCTTGCCCTTGCTGCTGGCCTTGTCGGCGCTCTCCCCGACCTGCTCGTTCGCGTTCTGCGCCTGCTGGAGCGCCTTGATAAGGCTGGAGGCGTCACCGGTGATGGTCGCCTGTACGGTTACCACATTCGCCACGGGTGACGCCTCCTGTCTCGCTTACCTTCGGCCTCTGCCTCGCTTCGCTCTCGCCATTTCCTTCGCGTGCTCCTCGGCTTCGATCTTGTAGAGATAGCCCCACTCGGCCACCTCGTACGCCGTTATCCGCCGGTGCGCCGGACTGCCGTTTAGAAGCTCTCCCACTGTTCGGCTTGTGTCTCGGGCGATTCGGAAGAGGAGTCGCCTGACGCTGGGGTTCCCTCGGCTGTCGAGGAGGAGTCTTTTCCCGCCGTCTCCTTCTCGTCGGTTCCGATCACCACCGTCGCACCGTCCTGGACCATCCGCAGCAGCGTCTTGTAGCCCATCTTCTCCAGCACGTCGTGCCCGCGCTCGCTGTCGAACAGCCGCTCGTTCGTCTCCGGGTCGTACGCGGTCAGCTGGAGCAGCTTCAGCATGCTCTCCAGGTCGTTCCGCTCCACGTCCTTCAGGTCGAACGTGCCCTGCAAGTCCACCAGCGTCTTGAAGTCGATCCCCTTGAATCGGATCACCACGCCTTCCGGGTGGCTCGTCGTCTTCAGCTCGGGGATCGTCAGGTCCAGGACCTCTACATCGTCGGCGGCTTCGATCTCATCCAGGAGGCTCATCGCCCCCTCCTCTCGTGACTTATGCGTACGTCGAGCGCGTGGTCGCGCCCGTCCGCTGCAAGTCTAGAGAGAACGTCACCACGTCCCCCACCGGCGCATCCACCTCGTAGCCGGTCGGTACGCACTCCATGGTGTACTTCGGGCTGCCGGTGGCTGTGCCTGCCGGGCCGATTTCCACCGTGATCGTCTCGTTCGTCGCGAGCGCGTTCGCCACGCTCGCCGCGATCTTCTGGTCGATCGTCGCGTCGAACATCCCCTTGATGCTCACCGTGGCGTCGTCCAGCCCCGCGAGGTACGTCTTCGGCTGGCTGCCGAAGTGGCTCGTCTCCGCCGTGTCGATGCTCACCGGGTAGTCCACCTCGTTCGCGTACGGCGACAGGTCGAACAGCGCTCCCTGGTCGTCGTCCATCTCCACGTGCGCGACCTTGCCGTGTACGAATGGCATTGTCTTCTCCTTAGTTCCTGCTGGCGGCAACGATCACGTCGGCCAGCCCCGTTCCGGTCCAGGTTGTCTTCGTTCGCAGGTGCGCCTTCGCGATGGCTGCCGTGCCCACCGCTCCGGCTGTCGTGCCGCTCGCCACTGCGTCGAACGTCACCAGGTCGGTCCATGTCTCGCCGTCGTCACTGTGCTGCACGATCACGGTCACAGTCCCGCTCGTCTGATTGGCCACGTGCGCCACCACGAGCAGCGGCGTCGCCCCGATCAAGCTCTGCACGTCGTCGCCGTTCGCGGCTCCGTCCGCTCCGTTCGCCCACATCAGCACCTGCCCGGTGTGGACTCCGCCGGTCGCCTGGAGGTCCCCCTGGATCGTCACCACGTCGCCCACCGGCGAGTCCGTCTCCCAGCCGGTCACCTTCGCCCTGCCCAGCCTGGCTGCGCTGCCTGCGATCGCTCCGTTGTTCCCGATGCACACCGGCAGGATCGTCTCGTTGACGGTCCACTCCTGCATCAACTCTCCGATGGCGTCGATGCCGTCTGGCGCTCCGTCGAACATGCCCTTCAGGCTGTACGTTCCGTCGTCCAGCCCCGCCAGGTACGTCTTGGCCTGCGTCCGGAAGTGGCTCGTCTCCGCCACGTCCACGCTCACCGTGGCGTCGGCCTCGTTCAGGAACCGGCTCACGTCGTATCCGCCCACGGCGACCGCTGTGTTCTTTCCATGTACGAAGCTCACTCGTCGTCGCCTCCCTCGGGCTTCTTCTCGGCCTTCGTGTAGTGCTCCACGGCACCCTCGGCCTCCAGCTTCTCCGCCACCTCGTCCGGCAGCCACTGGATCACATCGCCGGGCTCGGCGCGACGGTCGCCGTGGTCAATCCCCACGATCG